CATGCTGTCTGCAGGTACGTACTTGATGTTTCCGTTAGCCTTGTTGACTACCCACCAACCACCTACTTTTTTACCGGAGGCTTTAGCGTACCCTGCTAACTGTCCTACGTAACCAAATGGGTCACTCTTTTTCAGTGTGTCGAATGATTCAAACTTGTTTCTGTATGACCAATCAGATGCAGACTTTACGTCATCCACTCGTCCATCCATTACCAAGTCATAGCTGCCTTTGATCTTGTGTTCCCCTATCTCTAGTGTAACGAAGTTATCTTCATCCTCGTAAGGAACGTCAGCTTCCTTGAGTATACCTTTGAATGCAGCTTCAACGATGTCCCCAAGTAACATGTTCATTACGAATGTGGTTGGTAATGGCAGGGCTTTCTCTGGCTCGTTTTTAGCGAACCAGAGTTGACAAGTAGGCTTACCAATGTTGGACATCCGTAAACGAAACTCGTCACGCCCTTTACCACTACCAAACTGGCGGCGCATAGCATCCATAACATCCTTGCCAACTTGTTCAATTGTCTCTTCGGACATTGTTGACTTACCGGATGTAGCATCTTCAAGATACTGATTGATCGCCAGTTCAGCAGGATGATTCATTATGCAAAGTCCTCTTCGCTGATGTCAACGAATGCTTCCACTGTATCTACATCAACGTCTTCGTTCTTGTGCATATTCTCATTCCATGTATTCAGAATGTATGTATTGTAGTTCTGAATCCACGCCATGAAGTTACCGAATACTTCCTGTGCATCGTTGTCCATCTCAAGTGTAGTACCTAAGTCCAACTCTGTCTCCGGTACGTAGAAGCTACTACCATTGGGCAGCGGTACTTCACGTGTAGTACACGCAATGGTGTGCTGTGGTGGAAGTCGGCGCATCTTTGACAGCTTAGTAAACTGATCACCCATAGTCTTGAAGGCATCACGATTGTCTACCTCCCAGATGAATGGGGTAACATCTACATCAACTGCATTACCCTCTGAGTCTGTAGGGTTTACCATCTCTACTGTGCCGAATATTGCACGAACACGTTTGATAGACTTGATAAGGTCTTTCATTGAGTCTGGTAGTGCAGCCCAGTCTTTGATGAAACCTGCAGGTTTACCACAGTTGAAACCACCATCGTTGTCCTTCATGTCACCGTTAAGATCATTAGCCATTACTGTCTTTACAAAGCGGTTAGCTGTGTTGTCATTACCCTTAATGAACTTTTTGTACATAAACCGCTGGAGGAATGGGCGCAACTTAATGCTGTCTGCATAATACGTAGGACCGTCTGGTATCTCCAACTTGTATGCACCACCACCGATAACCTCTACGTTCATCTTCTTACCACCAATCTCCTGTTGACCCATGATAGGTGTGTGATGAATACGCAAGCGTGGAAGTGTGCTTGACTTAGACGATGCCTTGGGTGCATCTGCTTGCATACCCATTGCTTCCGCCATTGCATTGAAGTTATTGGTGTCGATTGTTGCTACTTGATTCATGTGTAAATCTCCTTTTACATTAGTGCGAAGTTATAGTTATATCACGCTACGTCTTTTGTGTCAAGCCAATTAGGCCCAATCTTTGCCTCAAGAAGTAGTGGGATGTTGAAATCTATACCCCACTTTCTGTTGACAATTGGTATGAGCTTGTCATTGGCTGCAGTTATTACTCGTAAAACCATGTCCTCTTCATCTGGATGCACATCAATTACAATTGAGTCGTGCACTGTGTTCACTACGCAACTACGTAGTTTGTTTGCTGTCAGTAACTTATCAATGTATATCAGAGATATTGGTACAATGTCAGCCGTTGCAAACGATTGGACAGGATAATTTTTTATCTGTGTGAAATATGTCACACCTCCATATCGTCTACGAGTTACATCTGGAAAGGAGAACTCCCTACCGGATGGTGTAGTTATCTTGCCTGTGTTAAGTGCCTCTGTGGCTAGGTTCTTGTGCCAGTTAGCTACACCTGCATACTTTGTAGTAAACTGTTTGTAGTACGCAGCTTCTGCCTCTGATCTACCGAACCCACTAGCACCATACAAAGGGGCGAATGTGTGTGCCTTGGCTTCCTGACGTGACATAGGTTGACCTGCATCTGTGATAACCTGTGCAGTATAACTGTGTACGTCAAAGCCTGTAACTACTTCGTCAATTGCTGTGCGGTCCTGTGACAGGAAAGCGGCAACACGGAACTCAAGCTGGGCGAAGTCGGCCTCCATCACTTTGCCACCTTCCCAGCGAGACACAAAGACTTTCTTAACAGGGAATGTACCGCCACGTGGCATGTTCTGCATGTTAGGGTCTGCACCTGACAGACGGCCTGTACCAGTGCGGTGTTGAAGTAATCGTACATGCAGTAACCCGTCTGGCTTTACGTGTGCTGCTATGCCCTCTACAAAGCTACTGAGATATGTCTCTACAGCTGACAATCTACGTACATTACGCAGGAATGTTTCTGCTTCCTTCATACCCTTGGATCGTGCGATACCCTCAAGGAATATAAGATTGTCCTTGCCTGTACCAAAGCCATTGGCACTTATCCACTTGGCGGTAGGTGCATTGAACTTTAGCCCAGCAATGCTGCTACGGTGATCACTAAAAGTAAATCCTGTAGCATTGCAAGTAGTGCATTTATTTGATCTAGCATATCGTGTTCCATCCTTCTTCTGTTTCCATATCTGTCCACTGCCTTTGCAGGTTGCACACTGATGTGCTTTCTGCTTGTACAACTTGTCACTGTAGCGATTGACTGTACTGCGATACTCTGAGTCAGACATACGATCATCAAACAAGTCAGCCCATACCTTTTTATCTGTAGGTTTACGGCTGTAGATAATCCATGACAGTTGCTCTGGGCTGTTAAGATTGATAGGTCTGTCACCCATAAGGTCTGCAGCCTGTTCTTCCAATGCAATCTTGAGCATGTTGCGCTCAGTCTCAAACTCCTGACGTACCTGATCAAGTGCTTGCATGTCTACCTTGAAACCACGTTGATATATACGTGCAAGGTGTATCGCCAGTTGGTTAGTTAGCTTGATAGTAGGCAGTAGTTTTGGTGTTGGTGCGTACTGTTCCTCTAACTTGTAATACAACTGCTGTGTTGCATGAAGGTCATGTGATAAATACTCCGCCAGTTCATTGTGAGGTATATCACGTGTGGAATATCCATTCTTAAAGTACTCCTTTAGTGTGTCTTGCTTTTGTGTTGCCAACTCATAGCGTTCAGCACATGCCTCAAGTGACAGAGGTTGCTTCTGTCCACGTTGAAGTACGTACTCACCAAGCATGGTGTCGTATACGTCACCGTCATACACGAAACCTGACTCCCACAGCCACAACAAATCGTGGGGTGCATTGTGAGCAATCAATAAAGGTGTAGCGTCTAACGCATCTTGAACTATGCGGTGACCATTGGGGGTAGGTGCATGGTCTGCATGATCGAATGTGATAATCGTTTCTGTACCACCGTCATCTAACATCCCTACCATCACCAACGTATTATCAGGCTCAAAGGGATCAAGGTGTAACTTACCGTCCCGTTTTACCGTTGTGTTTTCTACGTCAAGTGTAAGGTGTTGCATGTAATCTCCTCTAATCGGACCATATGTCCCAGTCATCTGTTAGCAATGTATCATTTCCATACACATTGTCAAGCGCCATCTCAAAGTCTTTGTCATTTGCGTAACGACTCATGGCTTCTATTGCTTCTTTTAGTGTCAGGTTATTACTTACCATTGCGTTATACAACCTAACTTCTGCCACGTGTGTTGGTGTACTCATGTTGTCTGCTCCTCTCCATGCAAGTTTATTAGTCTATTCAAGTACCACTGGGATTTTAATAAGTCTTCCTGCTTGTTCTTGTAACGCCAGCGGTGTAGGTACTTAGCTATGTTGCCCCGTAGGTAGCCAATGTATTCCTCCGTAGTGAGGAAGTCTTCGATGTAGTCAATACACTCGATGCTACCCTTACCATAGTGCGCTGGGTTGTTTACGTTATCTGCTGTATGCTCTGCCAATACGGTCTCCTTAAAGTCTTCCTGCTCTTTCATCAAGCGTTTCCACTCACTGTTTATCATCACTCTTCCTCCAGACAGAAGCTACACCATGTGTCCTTACTTGCATTACCACAGCTGACACACTTGCGCCACTTGTTTTTCTCTTCACGCTCCAACGATGCCTTACGTTCTTCTGGTGTCATAGGTCTGATGTCACTAAAGTCTGCCTCTAAGGGCCAGTCATTGTCTGTCACGTAGTACCTCCTCATACTTGAAGAACAACTGCTCAAACTTCCACTGGTACACTTGCTGCATACCAAGCAGGGCGTTCATAAGTTCATCTTGTGTAGGGTCACGCTCACCATCACCTATCTGTTTGAAGATAACCTGAAGGTCATCACATACATGCCAGCAGTCCATTATCATTGGCTCTAAGTCATACAGTTTAGTCATCTTCATCCTCCGTTAGTGCATCCCATGACACAGGGAATAGTTCAATCATCTTGTGGTCAATCTGTTGTGCTACCTCTCGTGTCTCTGCCTGTGTGTCATCCTTGCAGCGCAGGTTACACATATCTGCGAAGGCATCAAGGCTACCTGACCAGTACCACTCAGTCATCGTGGACTGTGGTAGTTCCATACGGGCTTGTTCAGGTGCTACACCATGAGATAGTAAGTCTTTGTAGGCTTTAAGTGCTGCCCAGCCTGAGCTTCCCCAGTCA